TTTTGTGCCTTTGCACCTGTCGTTTCACCTACTAATTCATAATTGGTCATAATATGTTTTGTAATACCTCTACCATAGTAAATATAATACCCATACCTGCTATGATGATGTAAAACTTTCTATCCTTGTTTGATTGTTTATCCTCTATTTCTTTAAAGTGAGTGTTGAGTTCATATTCTACCTTCATCAATCGTTCACACAAGCTTTCTATCTTTTCTTCAAAGGTATCTAATCTGTCCAAGATCCTTTTAGTCAAATCATCAAAATCTGTCATTGACATTCACATCTGCGTTTAGTGCATAGTGAGTGTTGACCTTCCTTACACATCTTGCACGTTATTTTTGTTTTGGCTTTTACTTTTGATATTTGCTTCAAATTTTCCTGATTATAATATTCCTGTTTAATGTCCTGTGCGTTCTTGGCTATGGTTGCCTGTGCGTCTTGACTGGCTTGTATCTCCTTGTCATCTGGCAGTTCCATTCCAGTGTTAACTCTTAGCCAGTCTCTTGATTCTGATTTGGTCATTATACCCTGCGTAGTAAGATCCTTGATCTGTGCGACTTCCAACTCTACGATGTTCTGTGATGTGAAAGCCACGTTACATTCCTCAACTAATGGATCATAACCGTTCTGGATTAGTATATTGTCAAATAACTCCACCTTTAGTTTGTTAGCCAAGTATCGCTGATAACCCCTAACCCTTTTCATTACAATGTTATCTGTTGTTTCAGAACTTGCACGACTTGTGAAATCACCTGTCATTATATCGTGTGGGAATTGTGTGCCTAATTCAAATACTTTCTCTAAGTGTTGAATATAATCTGTATATTTACTGTTACCTGCTGTTTCAAAGAACTCTATCTCAGGTTTAATCTTTTGGACCCTTTTATCTCCTGGCTTGTACTTTTGCCATCTAACTGCCTCTTTTTCTAAGTATGGATCACTTGCTCCTGGATATGTTATTGTTGTAATTGGATAAGCGTTGTTTAGAATAATTGCTGACATTGCATCTTCTATACCCCACATGATCTCAATTAAGGGGGCCGTTGTTCTGTTGCCTATTGTTCGTGGGATGGCTAATGAATAGAATAGTGACTTACCCCATGCTTGTTTTGAATAGTTTGTTAAATTAAATTCTATAAATTTACCTAGTTTGCCCTCACCTAACTTGGCTGTTTGACCATGATTTGTTCTATGCTCATAGTGTTGTAATTCACCATACTCATTTCTTTGTTTGGATATTATAGTTTGCATATCCACTTCCTCAACGTCTTGTATGTCATTCTCATCTAATTTCTCCAGGATGCTGTTGCCAGTGATTAAGCAGGTGGTGACCATATTTTCAAACTTGTTGTAAAAGTCAGCGTTTCTAACCCAATCGTTTAACACCTCTGTTGCTTTATCTGACTTGCAGGTTATGTTCATTTCAGTTCCAGTGATTAATTCTGAATAAGATGATACTGCTATTTGTAATTGAGGTGTCCTATCGTGATATTTTATCAACTGCTCAAAGGTTACTTGTATTGGCTGTTCACGCTGATAATCTGATCTTACTATCTTTGCCAGTGGAGCTTTGGCTTCCTCGATCTGGCTTTCTTTAAATGGATTAATCATGCAGTTGGACCCTCAATTATCATTAATTCCTGTCTATTTAATGTACTCTCTCTGGCCCCTGACTTTGACAATTCAATCTTCACATTATAAATTCCAGGAGGAGGCATTTCGTTCTCACCTACTGCGTATGAGAATGTGCCACCTGTTGCTGATACTATTGATCCTGTCTTGTTGAAATAATCTCCCCATCTGTAATTCTTATTTAATCTAATTGTGACCGTATAACCTGTCAGGTTTGCTTCCCTTGTAAATTTCTGATCGGTGTATATCGTGCCAGTCAGTTTGTTTGTGGCACTATAATCCCCTCTGAACCATTTAGGCTGATCTATTATAAGATATAGTCCGTATGCCAATTATATGCTACCACAATTATTAACAGAAGTAATACCTAGATTCAATAATAATGGGATCATAATGTATTTCTTAATTATTCTTTATATAATAGAATAAATTAGTCGGGTATTGGTATTCCACCCTTGTTTCTAAACCAATCTTGGATTAGCTTCCTACTGTAATGCAGTTTTGTTATATCATCATAATCCTTTGCTTTCTTTAACTCTTTGTCTTTCTTCTCAATGGCGTCTATTATATCATCAACTGATTTTACAAATAATAGTAATAATGCCTCCTGTGTCTTTGGCACGTCATTCACCATAAGTCAGTATCCATCCTTCACGCTTAAATGTCTTTCCTCTGAACTTAAATTTTTTTGGGAGCAAGTTTCTCCTCAATAATGGCAGTGATTACAGATGTTGGTATTGTATCCAGGTCCTTTATCTCCTCTTTAATCTTATCAATTATCTCCTCTTGTTCTTTGTATATATCATATCCCTGCTTTAGTTGCTTGTATGCCTTGACATATTCAGCGTATGAATTGGCAAATAGAGTTGCTAATGATTGCTTGGTGTTTCTTCCTACTGTCTTACCTGTTGCCTTGACGATAAACTCTTGTAACTTTGCGTCATTGGTCATTACGTTACTCATTCAAATACCTCTGTGTTAATTGATATTCCACCCTTTGATTTAGGCTTTTCGGTGTCGTCTTCTTTGACTAATCTATCTGACATTATATCATAATGACCATAATCAAACTCTTTAAGATCCCAACACGCCATGATAAAACAATCCAGGACATCAGCGTTTAATTCAGTCTTATCTATGCCACCTTTCTTGTCAAACTGTGCGGCCCTCATCTGTGCTATCAGTTTTGTATGATTTGGGTGAATCCTTATCATGCCATTCTTGACCATTTGGGCCGAGTTGATGGTCATCTTGCTTCTCAGGCTTTGGGTGTTCGCAGACTCGTGATCCCTAATTTGTAGTCCAAAGTTGATCGGAAGAGCTGGTATTCCTCTCTCTTCAAGGTCTCTAATAAATCCTGGATGTGCTGAGTCGATTTTGCAGTTAGAGTTGTATCGGTGTGCCATATCCTCCATAACATCAAGCATAGCAGATGGGCTTGGTCTTGGGAACTCATTGGCTTCGGTGACGTAGACGAATCCATCTCTTATCTCAGCACCCAAAACGCCAAAGTTACTAGAACCGAAAGCAGGATCACCATAACAGCCGCCTCTGCCGCCAATAACCGATAGATCATATTCTGTAAGACAAGCCTCAATGCCCTCATATATGTCACCTGTGCCAAATCCGTACTTAAGATTATATTCTCTCTCAAAGGATGGTGATTTCTTTGCTGTCTCAATGTCCTCAGGTCTAAATACTTTGTTAACTCCTATTGTATAATCCATCTGCTTCATTACATATCCGTTGTCAGTTTCATCTTCCATTCTTTCAAACAGTCCTCCTGGCAAGTTGGGTGTGCTTATCAATAATATATGAGGATTAGTCTTGGGAATATATCTCTCTGCCACTGTCCTTGCCTCATCTTGGTATCTGTTTGGAAAAAAGTCAGCCTCATCTAACATTACAATTTTAGGGTTGAGTCCTCTTGCAGGGGATAAGTGGTTAGTTGGAAATGCCTCAATTCTACAACCGTTCAATATGACTACTGATTCCTTTGTCTTAAACTCGTGATTGAACAATGATTTAATCCTGCCCACTACCTTATTCGTTAGGTCCTGGTTGGCCCCTGTTATTATTACCCCTGTTACATCCACTTGAGTGTCCTTCCAATGATCATCCTTAAGACAATTCCAGGAAATCCATCTGATGGTCCATTCTGTAATCCCTAGTCCAGTGGCTTTCTTAACCCATAGTTTTTTGTTGTGGGCCAGAATATTTGTCAATTCTTCTTCATAGTCAAAATACTCTAACTTGTTTGGCAACGCCTCCCAGAACTCTTTGAACGTTAACCCCCTGTATTCAGGGAAGTCAACTAATTCATCTTCATGTTCTTTCTGGAGTGCTTCCCAAACTGGATAAATTGATACTTCCTTGTCCATTGTCCTTCTGTATTATATGTTTAGTTGCTTCGTAATAAGCCGATAGGTAAGGCTGTATTTCTCTTACTTCCCTGAGTATTTTCAATGCCGTGTCAGGCTTTACCATGTGAACCTTCCAGTAGTTTTTCCATAGTAATTCCTGGACCAATTCCAGATTATCTATCCGTGCCAAATGCTGATCCTCAAAACCGTACTGACCTATCTCATGCAGTCGTTTTAGTTTTTCAGAGTCAATTTTACCTTTAACACGATAATAATGCTCAAGGGTTATGTCCTTGCCATGTACTTTAAGATAGGATAAGGCATCTTTTCCCTTTAATCGCATACGAATAGTCTGTAATACAAGCGTCTCAGTATCATTAAGCATTAATAAAAAGCTAGTTTTACTAGCATTTAGAAACTAATTTTGATTTATAATTTGAATGTAACCTACGTTTCCTTAATACAGTATTGCAACAAGGACAGCGATGACCATATTCTTTTGATAGTATAATTGAACACATAGGACAGTAATTATTATTTAAATACCTGTCACCATTCTTCTCTATTAACCCTTTTTTCAAATTATTACATTTATCCTTACAAGCCATCTTAATCATACTCTTGGAACACTTCTGGCTCATATTCTCCCTCTAGATACCCTTCACACCCTTGACAATGTTTCATGTTACAGGCTGTAGCCACATATCCATCTGCGTCATATACTATATCCTCCTCCTCCAAGTGATCTGACCAAGCGTGACCACATCTTCCACAGGCAGGATCATCTGATTCACACATACTATCTGTTATTCCAGGAGGTAGACTACTCAATATGATTCTTTTTCCATGTTAAATAGTCCTGAAATTTTAAGAAGTTGACTTAATTCATCTTTCCATATTGGCTCATTAGGCTCTTGTTTTATTTGTTCATGTTTTACATCTATCAAATGTTCTATTACTTCTATTGCTATCTGTATCTTGGTTTGATTACTCAATTATTATCCACTCCACTTGGCCCTCAGTAGTGTTTCTTTTCTCAAAGGCACATCTTGTATGCCATCTTTCATGAGTCTTTTTTATTACTCCTATCAGGGTGTTGTATTTCTCATTGAATTGCATCCCACATAAATTGCACTCTATCATAGGTATTTCTCCTCGTTCTTTATCCCTGCTTTCATGTTTAAATCAAATATTGCTCCAAACCATGCTTCCTTGCATTTATCTGAACACCATATTTGTTCTCCATGACTGGAACATGGATTTCCATAACCACACTCGTAATTGCTGTCACATTCTGCACATCTATGAATCATTATGCTTCAATGTCCTTTTCATAGACTTTATGACCTTGTTGGATTAGATTGTCAACCCAAGTATTCTCCATAAACTCTTTGATTTCTGCGTGATCCTCTGAATAATATCCAGTATAATCCATTTGGATTTCTTTGTATGTAATGATTTCTTGCTCTAGTTTGAACAATACGTCTGGATCTTTCATCATATCTCCGTTTTGTTCTCCATAGTGGCACATTGAAACAAAGGTTGATTCACCACTTTGCCATGTTTCTACTGTCAAGTCCATAAAGCCTGTTGAGGCTAATTTGTAGGAATTGTGTCCTTGTAAAAAAATATCTATTCCTACTGATTTCAAATAATCTGTTGGTTTTCTCATACAATACTGCTGAATTAATTGTTATATTAATGGAGTCATGTTACTTTTTTAGCCTTCTTGCCTGTATGATTCTCCCACCTTTTGATTACCACATCGATGTATTTTGGCTCTATTTCAGCACCATAGCATATCCTGTCTGTATCCTCACAGGCGATCAATGTTGTCCCTGATCCCAAGAATGGCTCGTATATGTTCATCCCTTTCTCACTGCCATGTTTTATCAGTTTTGTGACCAAAGGTATGGGCTTCATTGTCGGGTGCAGGTCGTTTGATTTAGGCTTGTCCTCAAAGAATACGGATGCGTTTGTGTGATCCCCGTAAAATTTATGATGTTCCTTCCAGCCATACAGTATTTGCTCGTGCTGTGGGTTATAATCTGAGCGGCCCACTACAAAATGATTCTTAACCCAGATTAAAATGGCGGCATTATAGTAGCCAAGATCGTTTAACGTTGTCAATACCTCACGCATTTTGGAATATCCCATGAACATATAATATGCACTGTAGTCGGACCACGGCACGTCCTCCAAAAATCCTTTAAAAAAGTCATCGTATATTTCTAAATTATCATTTACAATATCTGCATCTATCCTAGCTCCCCTGTCATATTGGTTTAAAAATTTATTCTTCTCGCCATAATCAACGCCATAAGGGGGGTCAGTTACCATGAGATTGATCTCAGCACCATCAAATAATTTTGACATATCGCCTGAGCAGTCTCCACATATTATCCTGTGCTTACCTAGTTGGTATATGTCACCTACCTTTGCCTTTGGCTTTTCAGGTGGTGCTGGGACCTCTTGTTCTTCTGCTTTCTCAAATCCTATGTCAAATTTTTTCTCTAGAATTGTTTGAAAGTCCTCTGTCTGTGTTGCCAGTAAACTGCTAAACTCATTCAATTTACCTGCCTCAAATATCAGTTTAAATTCTTCAGCATCCTTTTGCTTGTCATGCTCACCTCTTAACTTGTTCATTAGTTGCCTGAGCATTTTCTTGTTGATGGTGTTGACATCAATGACGTAGGCAGGGATCGTTTTCTTCCCTAATTCCTGGTAGACTCTAACCCTATGCTCCCCATCAACTACCTGTAAGTCCTTGTTTAATATTACAGGGGCCAGAAAGCCAAACTTCTCCATAACTAATTTGAGTGATTTCATCTGTTCTTTAGTCAGAACGTTGGGATTTGTTTCATCGAATGTTATTTTTTTAACAGCAATTTTACTGATATTAATTTCCTCTACCACAGAATATCAATATTTGCATTACTGATAAACGTTGTTATTATTACTGCTAATGTTGCACCTAGTAACGTTGCTATAATATCATTCATTTCTACCACCCCTGTCTTTGTGTAATCGTCATACCATTCCTTGCCAAATGCAAAGATGAATCCTAATAATAGTAATGGTGAGAATATTATCCCTGTTATGCTTAACAAGAAACCTACTATGAAGTGTAATACCTTGTCATTCATTCCTTCATCTTGTCACTTGCGTAAGTTGAAAAAGCATTAGGTATGAAAGCGTGAATGAATAACGCTATACTCATAGACATGGCTCTAGTAAAATGCTGTCTATATGTCATATTGTTGTCTCTTAGGTGATTATTCATCTGGATCTATTCTTGGATATGTTGTCTTTTAAATCTTCGTGGCACGAACAGCCACATACCATGTGATACCAATCCTCTATCTGTTTGGCACATTTATCACAAGATTTTATGAATCCCATCAGTCATCAGGATCTATTCTTGGGAATGTTACTGCTATGTTATCAGTGTAATCTCTTAACCACCCTACTTCAATACTGTGTTCACCATGAGCTTCGTGTGTTGCAATAGCGTCATATAATGTTCTAGTAATGGCTTTAGTTACAAACTGCCATACCTGATCCTCTGTGTAGAGTTTTAATTCCCTATTTCGTGGCATAATATATACTCCACAGTGCTGTTATGATTAAAGATGAAATAATGTAAATACGATTCAACGCCTAATGGCTAAGCTTAGCCAACGTTTTATGATGTTATACCACTTGAACCTATCCCATACTCTCTGACCATATTTTACTCTGATTCTGTATATATCCCTGTCAGATAGATCGAGATTATCAACTGAATAATATGGATCCATTACATCGGCACCGTCACCTGATCCTGTTACATCATGCTTTAACCCTAATGTATGTCCTAATTCATGGATAAGTACGGCATAGATGTTGTATGTTTTTAGTATATTACTTGCGTGAGCATTTTCAACTAGACCTTTTTTTATGGCTTCATCTCCTCGAATACCCCTACCTTTTAAGTCCCAAATATAGGATGCATTGAACACTACTTGCCCTGACACGCTTCCCTGTCCAGGAAAATAAGCATAAGCCAGGACCGATGGTCGTTCTTTGAAATAATTATCCTCCTCTTTTGTTCTGAATCTTATCTCAATATCTGCTTGAGTGTTCCAGGCTGACTTAAATTTTAAAGGTATCTCAAAGTTCCACGTTGACATTGCCAGATTGACTGCCCTCTTTAACTGTCGTTTAGATATTAATTTTAATGATTCATGGTATTCTACGTCATAATATAGTACATCTTTATCCCATTTACCCTGCCATTCTGTTTGTTCTGATATAAATTCGACCTTGCCATTGAGATCATTACGAGTAATTATACATCCTGGCTTCATAATAAATATAAAAAATAGAACCTAAAAAAATACTTTTAGGCTTTGATTTCGTTTTTGTGCTTAATATAATCTGCACCTATGACTATTGCAATAGGAGCTAGTAAAGCCACTGCTGTTGTGTCGTCTAATGCTATTTGGTTTGTTGCTGTCCACAATGCTACTAAGCCTGTGTAACTTGCCAAAGCATAATATCTTAGATTTCCTGCTGACATTAATATTCCGTAAATTTTCCTCTATATATCAGTATCATTGTACTTTATTGTCGGTATGTCTATCTCTAATTCCTTTGAGGCACGATAAAGTGCTATATTGTAATTCATATCATGGGCGATATCTGTGAAACATTTAGGACAGGATCGTAAATATAACGGATATGTGTCCTCTCTTTCAAAGAAGGCCCTAACTTTTGGCTCTCTTAGCAGTCCTATACTTCCATACTTCTCTGAATAGTCCATCAGTTGTGCTATCCTGGCAATAGTCTCACCTGTTTCAATGCAAAAGGTCCCCATGATCTTTTCATATTCTCCAAAGTCACGCCTCAAATCCACCATGCCTTTTGAGTTTTCTATATTGGCCCACATCTTTGCATATCCTTGTAGTTTTAATTCAACATCACCTATCTCATCATCTATGATTTTTTGAACCTCATCTGAATCGTTGTATCTGTCTATGAGTGTATCAAAGGTAAGATGAAATTTGTTGGCTAGTTTGCTACAGTCTGTTAGATATGTTAGTTGCCTAGTATCTTTATCTGATTTTGATGTTAATGGTTTTTGCGTAGTTTCTTTTTTAATTTCTTTTGCCCTTTGCTCTACACCATTAATTTTAATATTGTTATACTGATTCTTTTCTAATCTGATACTTGGATCTTCTGTTTCTATAATTTCCCAGTTCGGTTTATCTAATTCCGAAGCCTGTTCGGTTTTGTTATAGTTCCGTTTGTAATCTTCTGGCAGTATATTTTGTATATGTCGGTCACTGACCGTTATACCCTCTTTGTTTAATTGTGCATAT